CCGCCGTTCCTGCTTTTATAGTAACATATTGTTTGTCAGCTGAAAGGAATAGGGGGTCTTTATATTCAAATTCTCTATTAGCATACCATATAATGTTTGCTTTATTTGGTAATTCTGCAAGACATTGAGTAGTGTTTGCTAAAGAACTTTCATCCGCTCCTGTTGATAATTGAACCATTGGACGAAGTTTTATTGCTTTAGGTTGTACTGTATCTACATCATCAGAATAAATAGAATTTGAACGAGAAGCATTCATTCCTAACTTAAATGCCCAAGTACCTGCGGTATCTGAAGTACCTTGACCCGTATGGGACGACTGCTTATAAAAACATCCAGAAGGACTCCATGAATCAGTGATAAAATCAGTTGCTATTTTATCTGAGTAGCCTTTAATATTCGGCAATCCCGCATCTATAAAAGTTCCTAAGAATGAAGTATCACCAGCCTCAATAAATACTTCGTCTATTGTGGGTAATTTGAATTTTTGGTTTGTAGTATCAATAGCAAAATAGCCACACACTCCATTCGCTGTAATTGCCGCTTCGTAAGTGTCATAATCTACACTTGGTAGACTACCCGCTACGATTAAATCATATGGGTTAGTGTCTCCTGTAAAATCAGCTTTATTAAATTCTTGTCCAGAACATTGATAAGCTCCGTTTAAAGAATCATCTTTACGCCATGTCCAAAAGAAATCGCCGACATTTCTACCAACGCTTCCTTTATTTTCAATCATATAAAAACAATCTTGTGTTGAATCATAACGTAAAGAAACAAGCCACCCTTCTGGAATTGTTCCTGCTGTTAATGTTTGGTTTTTTAATGTTTTAATTTGTTTTGCACCTAAATTAGCTACATTCACATAGCAATCTCCAGTATTTGAAGATGCCGCTTTAAATACAACTTCCATACCATTAAAATAAGCTGTTGGTGCTACGTTTTGAGTTTCATCAGAATAAGTAACGGGTGCTACAATGTATGTACTTGAACTATAACTTGTATTTTCATAAAATGAACCATTTGCCGCATATACAGGAACTAAACTAGCTAGGTTATTTATACCTTTTCCAATTGTGTTCATGTGTATAGGGCGGACTGTTTCACTTTCAACCCAGTTAGTTTTCTGGTCTTGTGTTAAATTGTCTGCCATTTAGACTTCCTCCTGTAATTTTAAAGTGTGTACGAGTTTTATAGTATCCGGAACCGGAATATATACATTTGCATTTTCTAAAGTATTCCCATCAACGTCTTGAAGTTTGATATTTGTTATGTATTCAGCTTGACCACGAACAACATCATAACTTAAAGAAATTGTATCTTGACTAACTACTTTTTCGTTATCTTCAATAACTACTGTAATTGAATCATTAAGAAGTGCTTTATAAAATTTTTCCTTGTATTTGTTTAAAGTATAATCAAATAAAGGCTGTTCAAGACTTTTTGTACTTGCCATTTTTACGATATCTCCTTGTAATTTTGTAAACGGTTGTTCTCCTAATTTCCAATTTCCATCTAAAGAATAATTCCAAATTGTGGTGGCGTCAACACTATAAAACGGATAAAGACCTAATTGCCACGTTCCATCCAATTTATAATTCCAGATAAGTCTTTGAGTATAAATTGTTTCATTTATGTTTAAAACGGAAGCCACTCTCGGCTTGTTGATGAAAATCATATTACAGGGCTTAACCGCTGTAATGGAAACTTGTATTTCGTGGTACCATAAGCTGTCGTCCGATGAAGATTCAAGTGTAATGGTATATTCATCATTATTTACATCTAATGTATAACGACCTTTACCAAAAAATCCATCTAACATTATTCTCAGGTAATAATATGTGTAAGGTGGGGTAAGCATTTTCATTCTAGACAATACTCTTTCTCGCCTAAAAGTTAAAGATTCCGTTTCTGGATTTGCTACAATACTAAAAATATTTTCATAATATGTTATAACTCGTAAACTTGCATATTGTACAAACTGGTCCATTAGAGCTTCTTCATATCTATCGTGCATTTTATTTATTTCAATAGATAATGCGTCTTGCTCCGCTTCTTCTTCTACAATACCGTTATATACCAATGGTAAATATTCTTTTAAATCAACTTCACTAGACATTTAAAGTAATCACCCCCGTTACAGGTATTTGTTGAGTGGTACTGTCTTCTGTTAATGTGATATCTACTGTATCATTATTTAATTTACACGAAGTTATATTTTCAACACCTGTTGTATTTAAAATTGCACTTCTAACTCTTGCTATAATTATTTTTAATGAGTATTCGTTTAAATCTGATGCATTATCCCAAGATTTTCTAAGTGTTAAGAAATACGTTTCAATACTATCTAAAATATTTTGTTTAATTTGTGCTAATGTGTATCCTGAAGCTAATTCTATTGTTGCGTCTATGTCTACTGTATATTCTGAAGGCGCCACTACTGTAACAACATGGCCAATAGGTGCTGTTCCTAATCCTTTACCTGCATACTTGTCATCATCGTAATAAGGGTCTATTGCGTCTTGTACTTCTTCAACAAGTTTATCACTGGGAATATCATAAGATGAATTTAGAAATGATATTTTTACAGTACCTCCGCCATTCCATACAGGATATATTTGACAAGTTCCTACACCGTCTAAATCTTCAACAAATTGTCTATATTCTGTAATGTTTCCTCCAAAAGGTTTTTGATTTACAGTATTAAAATATTCTTCTTTTAGTTCATCATCGCTTTGTTCTTCCTCACCAGGAACTAAAATATCGCTCAGTGTTGCGGAAGCTAAACCGTTTAAATTCTGTACAGGAACTATTTCTCCAAAATATTGGTTACCGATTTCACCAGCTTCTGTACATTCTAATATATAAGAACCCGGTACTGTGACACCATCTAACGTATAAACTTCTGTAACAGTGAAATTTACTAAATTAGTTTCATTTATTGTAGAAAATTGAGTGCCTAATGTTACTGAATAAGGATTTTCAGCACTATCTTTAAATATACCAAGTCTTTTTGCATACGTTGATTCTTCTCTACTGATGCCCTGTTCTTCGCATCGCATTTCAAGAAAAGTTCCTTGTGAAGAAGCCGCAAAACAATTAGCAATCATGGCCTGTAAATATAGATATGCCTTGGCAATTTCAATACAACAAGGAGCCCCACTGTCCCATATAATAGAACCTTCTCTTTTATCAACATCATCTCTAACGTTGCCTAAATAACTTGCTAAAATAAATTCATAGTCTTGTTCGTCCACATAATCTGGTATTGAAGGTATATTAGTTGCCATAATTAAATTCCTTTGTTACATTTGTAATCAACCCTTCAGTTGTCAATACGTCCCAGGTGGCAAGACAACTGTCTGTTGATTGCTGTTCTACTTTAAAATTTGAAATTTCAATAATCCTGTCGTCCTTTGATAGACATTCTCTAATATAATACTCTAGGTTGGTTTGAATAAAATCAAAATCTTCACCAATAAATTGGTCTTCTAAAAAACCATATTCCCAAGAATAGATATCATGTGCATATTTTTCAGTTCCTAATGCTTTATAAATTGCCTGTACAATAGAATCCGCATTATCTATGGTTGAATTCATTCTATTATTTTCACCATCTATATAATATGTTAATGAACTTTGAGCCATATGTTCTCCTTGAGATTATTATAACACATATTTTGAATTTTGTATATTATTTTGACGAATTATATCCTAATTCTTTTAAATATTCTGCCATTTGTTGACTTGCTGTGGTGTAACTTAGAGCTTTTAAAGATTCAGAAACGTACGCGGTATCACTGCTGGTAATTTTGGACTTTCCAATTAAATTATCCTGAATTGAATATCGTGTTGCGTACGATGAAAATTCACTTTTAAATTTCCAGGTAAAGTCTCCTTTTCTTATATATGATAAATTTTTTATACCATTATATTTTGCCACCCAAAATATTAAATTTTTTGAAACAATAGAATAAGCACTCTTACAAATATTCCACCACTGTGAAATAGTGCTAGCATAACCTAATGTGGTATTGGCGCTATTTTTAAATGATATTATTACATCTTTTAATGAAACAGTAGATTTAAAAGCTGGTGTACCGTCTGTATTTAATTTTGTAGGTGCAATATCTACCCATTCCATTAAACTTAATTGATATTTGTAATCTCCATTATTTTCAGGTTCGTATTGAAATGTATTCACTGTAACTTGGGTCCACGGTAAATTTCCACCTTGATAAAAATTCATTGAAATTTTAAATGGCGTTTTTGTTTTATTTAATTCATTGAAAATGTCTATATACATTTGAGGGCTTGCTACTGCTTTCGTAATTTCTGCTACATTTGAAACCAAATTTGCCGCCGTTGTAGCAAGCCCTCTTAAATTTGATTCTCTTACAGTGGTATTTAAGTATGCGGCGGAAGAATCATAAGGAAAAAAAGATTCAAACCTAAATTGTTTGGCTTTTGCATATTTTGGTAAAACAACTTCTCCAATTTGCGCAACCGTATTTGTATCGCTACCACTACCTGTATCTGTTTGTAACGTTGGTGGTGTTACGGGCATTTGGAATCTTATAGGTGCTTGGTCGGGGGGATTAGAAATACTATAATTTACACCTAAATTTCCCATTAATTTATTGATGCCTGAAATAAGTAATTTACCTAAAAGTTCACCTTCTTGTTTAAACCCTTTGTACCCTAATAAATATTTCCATTTTTCATCATAAGTTAATTCAATATATATCTTTGCAACTCCAGGTCCATTTGTTGCAAAAGTAAATGGATTTATTATTCCATTTTTTAATTTACTGACTACCGCCATCTTCTACCTCCGGAGTTTCATTTGTAACTTGTTCTTCTCTTTCTAATACATAATAAAATTGTCCTTGTTGAACTTTTAATAAACGTACCACATCACCAACTATTAAGCCACGCCACAATCTAATTTTAGGTAAATCCCACTTTGTATATATGTCAATACTATGTTTATGGTCTTGAGCTCCTTGTCCTCCATCATTTGCTAATTCAGTTTCAGCAACAATGTGATGTCTGTGCATAAATACACCCTCAGTTCCATTATCTTCACCAGCCTCTGCTCCATTTGTTGTCGGAATATCAATCCAAGTTTCCCTAACCAATGTGGATAATAATAATTCATCTTCTTCAAGTGTCTGTTTATCACTAATTTTTATTCTCAGAGGGCTTGTAGCAACCACTTCACCCGTTACAAATAAAATTGGTGAAGACTGTTGTTCATTAACGGATAATACATGATTCGTTATATTTTCTATAAAAGGTGTTAAATCCATTGTCATAAATCATACTCCTGTCCTGCACCTGCACTTAATACTATATTCATTTTTAGCGGATGTTCTACTATCATTTCACATTCTTTAACTGTTCTATAAACAGGTAACATAATCTGCTCACCCGTATTCTTATCTGTTGTATATGTGCCAATATAACTACCTGCTATGTTCTTAATTAAAACAGGAACCAAATAACCAGCACGCATTCCTAAAATTCCATAACAAGTTAAATTTAAAGAGGCTGTAGGTCTGTCTAAAATATCTAATAATTGTTTAGCTACATTGTCCATTTGTCCTTCTGAATAAGAGTCCGGGCATTGGTGATAATAGGGTAAAAATCCATATTTACCCTCACTTGTCGTTTTATAATTTTCAGGTGATGACGGTGCAATTCTAACTATTTGACCAATTGTTTTTCCGGTTTTTAAAGTTTTTCCATTTTTACCCAAATAAGATTTTTCATTTTTATACAAAATAACCCTATTATAGGTTTGTTTGTCAATTGAAGTTTCACAATTATAATCAACCAATAAATCACTATCTGTAATAGGGCAATCTGTTGTTAGATTATTTCTTAAATGAAGTTGAACCACACCACTATTTTGCTTTAAAGTTTCTTCATCAATATTACTTTCGTGAAAATAACATAAATATTCTTTAGTTTCATCAGGAGAATTTATAATAGTTTGGTTAATAGCATCTTCCATAATTGAGAAAGCTGAACTTCTGTCATACCTTTTAGGTGGAACTGGTATTGAACTTGTATATTGTAATTCAAAAGGAAGTTTTAAATCTTGACATAATTTTTGAAAAATTTCGCTAGCAGTCAATCCTGTTTTTCCATCCTGAGAAGCAAGCATATTTTTATTATAAATTAAAGGAGATTTAAAATACCTTAAATAGTCAAAAGCTACAACATTCATATCACCTTGTTGTTTAAAACTTCTAGTAAATATGAAACCACAAAATCTGCATTTTCCATCTAAATAAAGACGTACTCTATCTCCTTCTTTGAATAAAGATTGGCAATCCGGGTGTATCATTCTCCACGTCATCTGCCCACAACTACCATATAAAACTGTTTTATATTTTATATCACAACTACAAGATGTAACATCATAAGCTTCAGAAAATAATCTAACTTGACTAGAATTAGGGTCATATTTAGTATCATCAACCTTATCTATAATAACTTGTATTTTTGGATACAAGTTAAACTGGTCGTATAATTTTATTTTAGCGGTTTCTTTATTCCAAGGTATTGAATTTAATTCAAGTTCACGCATTATACAGTACCTCGCATACTTGAAGCAATAGCAAGTTTAGAACCTTCATTTAATATACCTGCAATAGTTGAAGGTTCTACATCCACTGATTTATCTATAGAAACCTTAACACTTTGAGGAACTGTAACTTCATTCTGTATAACCCACATTCTTTCTGCAATAGCTTTTAACATTTGAATACTATCTGTATTTAAAGTTACGTCATTATCAATTTTGCCCACACTGTCTAGTTTACCTCCGCTAACTTTGGTCTTTTTGACTTGTGAAGGCATTTCAACATTTTTGGAAGAATCCATCATGCCTTGAAAACTAGTAGTCATTTCATTTAATTCTCTTTGCATTTTCTGTTCTTTTGTTTCTGCGTATTTACCAACTTTATTTTGTTGCTGCCACTTATCGTGACCTGCTCTTATAGAAGCTTCTTTAGGTGCCCAATATTTAGATTCCCATGCTTGATATAATTTTGCATAATTTTGAGATTTATTCCAAATACTAGCCTCTTCGGTACCAATATAACCACCTACTTCACTGACCATAGGTGTATAACCTTGTTTTTTCATTTGTTTACTTGCATAAGAATACCAAGCCTGTTGTTTATTGGCTGACATCATTTTTTCATTTATTTGTACTGCATCGTAGTCTCTTTTCTCTTGTACATAATCAGCAATTTTTTGACCTATATGCCAAGCAAGTACTATCGCTTCTATTATTAAACCTATCCAACCTAAAACTGCGGAAGCAATAGCGCCAAAAGAAGTTGCCCCAGCTGACAATGCCGCAAACATAGATGTACCAGATAAACTAACCAGTTGGAATCCTTTAATAATACTATTTGTTAATGTCATTACTTTTGAAATTGCCCATACATTAAAAAGAATTACAGATAATCTTATTATGCCCATTAAATGAGTTGCTATAAAATTAAATAATGGAGCTAAGAATTTAGTTAGTTGTGCTAATGTGGATAATAGATGGTTTAATGTATTAATAATAGATGACATAAAATTTTGACCCTGTGCGGTGTCTAACCACATTACAAAATCTTTAACCACATCTCTTAATTCTATATAACCTGTTAGCTGGTGAGTAATTACTTTCTGCCATTGTGATTGCATGACAATAAGTAATTGACCTATTGTCCAAGGTGCATTTTTAAATATATCATCAATTTGGTCTTGTACCTTGGCTAGAGCATCCATAATGACTTGAGCGGTTAATTTACCGTCAGCTCCCATTTGTTTTAAAGCACCCGGATTCACACCTAAACCTTTTGCTAGCATATACTTAAACATGGGAGCTTGTTCTGCAATTGAACGAAATTCATCACCGCCTAAACGGTTACTTCCCATACCTTGTGCCAACTGTAACATTACCGCCCTATTCTCTTGTCCTGTCGTACCTGATATTGCCATTGTTTTGTTGAATGTTTCTACAAATCTTAAAATTTTGTCATTAGACGCTTTTACACCTGACATAGCAATACGATTATATAGTGAAATCGTACCCTCACTATCTGCTCTTGTTCTTATAGCTGTATCATAAAGTTTGTCCATCATCTCAGTTGGGGTATGTGCTTTATCTGAAGTCAACGCTACACGAGTCAGTCCTCCCAAATATTCTTCACCAGGAGTAATTATAGTATTTTTAATAGTATCAGCCATAGTATTTATTATACCGGTTGTCATTCCTACAATGGCTCCAAATTGTAAAAATTTAAAAGCTAAATTAGATGAAGAATTATTAAGTTTGTCTATACCCGCCGTATTTCTGGAAAAGGATTTGACCATTTGGTATCTTTGTTCAAAATTCATTCCCAATACCGTTCTACCAGGTGAAACATACATTCTATTAGCTTGAATCATACGTTGTCTACGTTGTTGACCACTAATAATATTTTCATTATACCTTTTTAAAGCGTCATTGTTTATGTATTCAGTATATCCTCTATCGTATTTAGTCGCATTGGGATGAAATTGCCAACCACCATACCTTTTATTAAAAGATAATATACCTTCTCGTTGCCCCACAGAACGAGCGAGAGCTGTTGCTCTATTTAAAGCATCAGCTTCTCGTTTAGCATTTTTGAAAGCTCGCTCTGTTTGTTTCGCTTCATTAGATACTGTTCTTAATTCACGTTTTAAATTATTCAAAGAGGTATTCTTCTCTAAGGAACGAATAACGGCCTTTAGAGTTTGCATTCTTTTATATAATCTTTCAGCTTCATTAGCAATCCTCTGCAATGAAGGTGTCATATTATCTTGAAGATTTAAACTTTCAGTAGCCATTGTCACCTCTTTTTATTTGTTTTGTCCATTTGAATCTTATCTGCTTTTACCTTTTCATCAATAAATGCAATGACAAGAGCTTTTTCTCTACGATTCATGAAACAGAATTCGGAGGGCTTCCACCTAAATTTATGTGTACAATAATAAGCATAAATTGTTTCAGCGTCTTCCTCCGCTATTAGTTTTTTGCTTCTTCAACCAAATCATCTAATGAATCTTCAAAACCACTGATGTTTCTAATTTGTTCTGACAAAACTTGAATTTCACCAGCTAACAAAACTTTATTTAAGAGTTGTTCTGGTGTTCTGACACCTGCCTGCTCAATAAGTTCTGCATTCCTAAAATTAGGTTCTACCGTATGGTTTAGAATAAGTAATTGATTAAATTTTTTAGTATTAAATTCAATCTTACCACCCTTTTTGGGTACAGTACATTGGTTTTGATACTCCAAATATTCCTCATTGAGCATTGGTTTTATTTTAAATTTTAACAAATTACCATCTGCGTCTTTAAGTCTTTTAGATACCACAACCTCTTCTTCAATTGTATTTACTGGGTTAGCAAGTAAAAAATCTGTTAGTGCTGTCATATTATACCTCCTTCGTTATTTATGCTCTAAGATTTTCAGGAACCTCAAACGAAGATAATATTTCTGCACCTGTAAAGGAGAAGTTCGTATTTTCATCCATTACTTGCGATTCTGTATCAAATTTTGCAAGTATGGTTGAATCTAAATTCACATCGTACAGAGCTATCGTTTGCGACCCGATTGTACTTGTTTCATCATTATTTGTTATTATAAGGTCAAAGAACAAATCTTTACCTGTTTTAATATATTCTACTGCTAATTCTCTAAATACAGAAGAGCAATAGTAAACAGACATTGAACCGGTTCCTTCCCAGCCAACTGTTTTCTTTTGCTTTACTCTGTTTCCAAGAGTTCTAACATCTATTTTTTCTTTATTGAATGTTGCTTCAACTGATTTAGCGAAAAATAAATCCACAACTTTACCATTGATGTTAGCAACGGCGGTAGCTTCTTGCCCGCTAATTACATCCATAGCCTTTAACATTTTGATTTCCTCCTATGTTATTATGTATCTTTTCTACCAACAGTGAATGTCATGTACAATTTTTCCATTGAATCAACTGGTTGAATAGGCCAATTAACTACAACAGAATCAAGTTCATCACCCATGAGAACTTCAATATCGTCTGAACCTAAGAAATTGGTTATTGCGTGTATTCCTTGTAATGTATTGCCATAAGCAACCAAATCTGCTTTATAAACATTTCGTCCGTCAGCATCATTATCAAGTTTTCCACAATAACTTTCATCCCATGTATTCCCAACTGTGTTTCCACATTCGTCTAATACACGAATAACTCTGTTTTTAGAAAAATCATAAGTTTTCTTTGTTGTAAATGTGTGTAAAGTATTAATATCTTTTTCAACTAAAATTGTTCCTTTACGAGTTTTGCTTATGACAAATTGCCCATTATTTAAGGCGTCAATTATTTCTGTATTAGTTTTTTCACCAATTATTGAGATTGCGTCATCTACTGTTTTATGAGTATTTGATTCATTAATTTCAGCTCCAGCGGTTGCACCTGTAACCCAAGCAACAAAATTGACTTTTGATATTTCTTCAGCTTCAGTTGTGAAACCTTGGTCTGAAGAAATGATACCTTCGTAATCAGCACCTGGTTTGTCATACAAGCAACCTTGAACTTTTACACCTTCATTTTCTCTTAAATCTTCTATATAAGAGACGAATGCTGATTTTATAGTAGCGTCCTCGCTTAATAATCCCATTGTATTCCAGGTTTCTGTTTTCATTGCTGCCCAGTAAGGTGTGTAGGCATTAGATTCAGTTACTGTACCGTTTGTTCCACCAGTTAAAGAAGTAGCCGCTGTTGCTGAAAATACTGTGGCATCCGTTGTATTCCACACTACGAAATCATTATCTTCAAGTTCTTCAGGACTGGACAATTTAGATTGAGAATCTTTTTTCAAACCGTCATATAATGTTGTTACAGTGTATGTAGAACCTGCGTCATCATCTTTTGCAATTACAATTTGAATTTTATTTCCACAAATACCAGGATATTTTGCAGTTGGTTTTAAAGCTGTTTCTCCACTTCCTATTGTAGCTGAAGCCTTTGTTCCACCTGTATCCAATCTCCAAAATTTACATCTGTAAGCATTTTGAAGAACCAATCTAAAAATTAAAGATTCGGTATCTGTTGCTGAATATCCAATTTTCGCAATACTTGTACCATCAGTCATATCTGAACTCAATACATCAATTATTTCACCTTCAGGACCCCAAGACATTGGGCAAGCAAGAGTGGCGATTCCTCTATCACTAACATTCATTAGTGATTGAGGTTTTGCTACGAAATTGATGTAAGCACCAGGACGAACCTTATTTTGAACTAAAAAAGTTCCACCCATATCATTTTACCTCCGTTTTCTTGTAAACATTGACTTTTTGAGTCATTTGTTTTGGTACTGTCTCTTTTTCTTTTGCGACTTTTATACTATAATTTATATAGAATTCAAGTTTTTGATACCTTGGATACCAATGCTTTTCCAATCCACGAATTTTATCACCATTTGGTAGTTCAATTGTATCAAGTATCTCTGCTAATTTATAGCCCATATCATTTGCTTTTATATAAGAAGTTTCAGGTAAAGGCTTATATTGATATAATACACTAATTATGAAAGTTTGTAAATAGTTTTTTCGCATTAATTTATCTTCTGTAAAATCTTCACAAAAAACCATCATATATGGATGAGGACATCCTTGCATAATTGTTTCTTCATAAATATCAATATTAGGAAATTTATTCGCCAATGTTTTAATCACCGAATCTAAAATTGTATTTCCTTCAATTGTTAATGTTTGTTCCATCTTTAATCTTCCAATGTTCTATCTCTATATTTTTCTGCAAAAGGTTCTAAATCACCAAACATAGTTAGTCTTTGTGCTATTGAATAACCCTTATACTCTAAAATTTTCTGTAATTCTTCATATAAGACTGCTTTAAACACACCTGGAATTTCTTGTCTTATAACTCGTAATTGTTTATCATAAAAACCTTTATTTTTACCGCTAGCATTCACCCATTTCGCATATCTTTTTAGATTGTGCCTGCCTGTTAGTTTCCCTTTAGGTGATTTTCCTTCTTGTGCATATTTCAAAGCCCGTTGCTTGCCTACAGTAGCGGTATTTAAAACATAAACTTCCCATTTTTCCCCTTTATGTGTATTCAAATATTGTTCAGGAATTATCCAACTTTGAGAAAGTAATGTAGTGTCTTTAGGGGATTTTTCTTTTAATCTTTGTACTAATCTTTTATCCAGACGTTCTGTAACTTTTCTACAAATATTTTGACCACCCATTTGTGCTAAAAATTTATACTTTTCTACGATGTCTGCTATACCACCCTTATATGTGAATGAAGAACTGTTTAACGTAGCCATTAACAATACCCCCTCACGTCTAAAAGAACTTCTTGATGTGTCCATGAAACCTGAGGAAGTCCACATTGACCTTTATACTCTGCTACTAATTCACCGCTTGCGGGGTCATACCTTCTACATTCAAAATAATAACCTTCCTTAATAGCATATTCAATTTCTAAAAATATTTTAGGTTGTTTTTCATAAGGAGTAACATCCATTGCTTCATGATGAAAAGTATCCCAAGTCCTTTGACTAAATGAAATTTTACAAGGAACATCTAAATATTTTGGAACTTTGGCTTTTGTGGTAGATTTTGAACCATTAGCATTTTTTGTATGCTCAAATTCATATATATCACATTTATCGTGATACATTACCTTTTTATGAATTCTCTGCACCATTTTATAATTTACCATTTCAAAATCCTATATTTATTTAATTGTATAGTATAGTTATATAGAAGAGCTTCAACATCAGCGACATGAGAACCTGTATTTGTTTTTGACGTTGCAAATTTTAATTCTGTATCCCCATCTTTAATAGAAGAATAGGAACCTATACTTGCGTCCGCAAGAGTGTCATTATTTAGTTGACCATTTAATGCCTGGGACTTCAATAAATCTAACACTAAATTCATAAATACGAATTTTAAAGGTTCCGGTACATAACTTCTATTTATATAATTACAAATAACAGATTCAACCTCATCAATGTAGTTATAAAGTACGGCAGAGCCTATTCTATCATCACCCATACGATTTTGAATAGACTCATACACCCAATCTTTTTCTACTTCTTTGTAATGAGGACGTCTTCCATCATCCATAATTATACCTCTTGTTTTTTAGAATTTTTTGTTTCTGATTTTACTTCGCTTTTGAACGCCCAGGCTCCAAGAAGTTGATACTTCTTGAAGTCGGACGAGTCGCAATTGAATTTTGTGTGTGCTTTATGTTTTTCTCCTTTGTATTTTACATCAACGGGACAAATTATAATCATTTTAACTCCTTTCAGTAAAACGACGAGGGCAGGAAATACCCACCCCCGATGGTTTTACCCGTGTTATTTCACAACTTTAAGAACAAATACATCGCCCATTCTTTCAAAAGAAGGAAGAACGATTTGTGATACTGATGTTATAATGTTTACTGGTAAAGATTCTTTTTTGTTAAGAATTGCAATACCTGTATTAACAATAGATACATCAGCATCTTTATTTCCAGCCATTAAATCAGCTTCTTCCGGAGTTGTTCCGTACCAAGTGCTTCCTAAAGTTTCAGAAGGTAAGAACGTTACATAATTATCCGGATAAAACTGTTTATCAGCTCCTACTTCATCTTTATACATTTTATCGTATACGGTAAATGTTACACCTAATTTTTCTTGCATATAACGACGAAGGTCATTTTCTGTAAGAATAATATTAGAGTAACCTACCGGGTTCATATCTTTCTTGATAGCTTCATTCTTCATAATGTAGCCCCAAGTTTTGGATGTACAGATAGCACGTGTAAGCATTATACCTCTTGCCTGTGCATCTTTTTTCAATTTATAAATATCTCCATAAATATCAGCACCTGCATCACTCCAATCAGTGTCAACTATTGAAGTATTACCTTCAACCCATTCACCTTCTGGGTCATAATTGTATTTATAGTTTACAACAATACCAGATTTATCAGGAGCGGAAATATCAATAGTACCGTCTACCAACAATGACATTCTCATTCTTTCAGACTGTACTCTTGCACCTTCAACTAAGTTAGCTCTATCATCAAAGATATTGCTCATTAGTTGTTTTGCATATACATTATTTGCCATTTCTTGGAACATCAACAACTGTTGTCTGTCTTCTTCGTTTAATGACATTGATTCTCTGAAGAAAGGCATTTTAGTTGAGAAGTCTTTAACTCCAATTCTGCCTCTTACAGTTGGTTTGGTATCAAAAGCTGAAGGCATCAATGCGATTGGCAATGAACGATAACCTTTCAAGAATTCCAATTTCAAACCTAATTTTTTCCTATCTGGAAACAGAGCGGTACCTAAATACGGAATTGAATTTGAATAAATTTCATTCCAGTAAAGAGCCATCGCTTTTGAATCCACTAAATCGTAAATACTTTTGAACATTTCTTATTTCTCCTTACCTTATGCTACTGTAATTGAAAGTTCATTAGAAGCTACACCATTAACTACTGCGGCTTCTAATACTTTAATTTTCAGTGTACCTGCTACTGCTGTTCCAGTGAACGCAATTTTAACTGTCTTATCGTCAACTCTAGTAATTGTACCAGTTGTTAGAGCGGTTGTGTCAGCTGTGATAGTGTAATTAGCTGCCTTTGTAGAAGCCTGTTTAGGTGCAAAATCTGTGCCTGCAAGATTCAATGTAACAACTGGGTCTTTGGCACCTACTGCAATTTCAGAATTTGTGCTAATTGTAGTAGTATCAGTTATTGTACCACCTAAAGGATAGAAGAAAATAGCACTTTTTAGAGCTGTTTTGCAAGCGTCAGAATAAGTGATTCCAGCATTTTCTTCAGCCTTAGCTGTATTGATGTGACCTCTAACTAACACGGCACCGTTTTGGTCTCCATTAGTTACATCTAAATCATTCAATACAATACCTGTACAATTTGCATCGTTTGACGGGAACGGGGTTCCTGCTTTAATGATGTACTTTCCGTTTTCCTTAGTCGCCAATGAAGACTGTTCATCAAAGAACTGAGGTCTTGCTACATAGTCATCCGGAAACTGAAGAATGATGTTTTTTGACGAATAAGTGTTGGTAATTGATTCCATTGTCATAATTTTTCTCCTTATTTGTTACCAAAATAATATTCAGTTGCTTTCCCTGTAGATTCTGAAACTGTTTTTGCATCACTCAATAATGATTGTACAAAATTTTCAGAAATTGATTTATTGTTAGGATGTGTCCCTTCATCTGGATTATGACCTTTAAAAGACCATCCATTTGGGTTTTTATCAGTACCGTTGTCAGTGTCTTCTGCTACGAACAATAAGGCTTTATCTTTTTTGATTTTATCTAATTGTTCTTGAAGACCTGAAATAGTGCCGTCTTCTTTGAGTATAATTGAATTTTTATCAATTAAACCTGTTACCAAATCTTGGTAACCATCTTGAACTTTTCCAGATAATGCAAAATTAATAGCATTGTTTACTTTCAATTCTGTAATTGCTTTTGCATTAGCTTCGTCTTTTTGTTTGTTGGCAGCTTCAAGTTCTTCAACCTTTGCTTTTAATGTTGCATTATCGCCTTCAAACTTTGAAAGTTCTTTAATTTGTTTGTCTCTGTTAGAAATATCTTCTGTTAATTGCTTATTCTTTTCATTCACCTCATCCATACGATGTTTTGGAATAAATTTATCATTGATTGTTTCTTTGATAAATTCTGCAATTTGTTCATCTGATAACCCTAATTCTTTGAGTTTCTGTTTAATCTTATCCATTCAATATTCCTCCTCGCTTTTTTACATGATGCGTCCATGAAATGTATTACTAATTGTATTATATATGATTTATGAAATAAATGCAATACGATTGATTAAAATAAATTAATATTTAATGATTTTAATTTGTTTATAATTCCTCTTATGTATCTATTCCCATCAAATTCAGGTATTTTTACATCAATAAACTGATATAAATATTCTCTAGCTTTGTCTTTTCGAATAAATTTATCGAGAGGTTGATTTCCTCTTAGATTATTTAATCTTTTACTTGCTATAACAAAATTTTCTAAATTAGATTTACCGCCTTTGCTTTTTGGTTGTAGGTGTTCCAAACTTACCGTCTTGATAGTTAGTTCATCACCGTAAAATCCTTTTTTAACTGTTGGTAACTTACCTTTTAACCATAACGTTTTTAGAGGGCTGTGATAACCAAATGAAACGTTATCAGTAGGTTTTATTATCATTTATTAGTTCCTGTGTTTGTAGTTTTTGTTGTTGAATATTGTTTATTGATTTTAGCTGTGGCTTCTTCTTTTTCAATATCAAATTCCATTTGTTTTTGTTTATCACTTTCAATATTACGCATTTCTTCTTCAGTGTTTTTAACCCAAGGATGATTTTCAAGTAAAGTTTTCTGGCTTATCATATTTTGTGATACTGCAAGGTTATTAATAAGTTCAGTTTCATTAAGAATAACTGCTGTATTAAATAAGAAATTACTATTTTTATCATCATACGTAATACCTTTATTAGTTAAATCCTGATTTATAAACCATTGTATTTGACGAAGACTATATTTATATTGTTGAGCCATTTCTGAACAGTCCATATCCAAGTCTGCATATTGAAATCTTAATGCAACCCCTGAAACATCTCTCAATTCTTTATTTACAGTGTCTACACCCCCACCAAATTCAAATATATCTTTGCGAAGTCGTGTTAAGTGTAAATCAACTTCTTCAACATTTGTAGGAGTCTCTAAAGAACGTACATCTCCTCCTTCTCCAACAAATATGGTGCGGAAGAAATTTAAGTTTTTAGTAAATTCTTCTTTATCATTATCTTCGTAACCCTCAACAATTTTTATTGAATTAGGAATATCCTGTAAATTATTAGAAACATCACTTGTATTTATATCATAATCATCTATTAGTGGTTTTATCCAATTAACAAGACTAACTTCGTCTCTATTATATTTAAAAGCTACGAAAGGCACTTTATTCCAAACGGCTCCTCGTTCATTGCCATCTTTATCAATTATCTTAAAATGTCCTTCACCCTCTATAGACGTAAGTGGGAATATATTTCCACCAGCTTTAAGTCTTCTGTATTTCCACAAACCTTCTTTAGTATAGTATTCAATTATCTCATAAATTTTCTTTTCAGTAGCTTGTGGGCCATATTCTTCAATATCATAAATTCTAATAATAGCGTCTAATTCTGTGTGCTCGCTATCGTGCCAGAAAGGAATAACTTCTTCACTGGGAATATGTTTAAATTTTAACTTCCCCTCTTCATTATAATAAACCTGCATCCAAGCAATGCCGCAAATAACCGATGAGCTGCCTATATTAGTTAGTGTTAGCTTAAATTTGTCATTAAAATAATCTCTTAAATGCTCTACATATTTTTCATCGCCTTGAATTGTAAAATCTTTAGATAGAAGATAGTTTATTTTTTGATTAACTAATTTTCTAATAAATGGGTGAGTTAATTTTGTGTTAGTTAATAATTCACACATATGAGGTTCACCCTTGCGGTCTATGTAGTACCTTTGCCGTTGGCAAATATCATTTCTATTAAAGAAATAATGTTTACCTACAAGCATATCTTTGAACATTCTGCTATCGCGATATTCTTTGATACATTGCACTAAAAAATCTTCTTGTGGTTTACCGTAATTTGAAACCATTGCAACTCTAAGGTCAATTGGTAATTCGGGTTCACACATTTTATCAGGAATTTTAAATAATATAGACATTTAATATCTCCTTAATTTTATTATATATAATTATTGAATAAATAGCAAGATGTTTTCTAATCACCAGCTAAATTTCTTAATCGTAAGTTCCTCTGTAGCATATCTAAGAGCATCAAGTGCGTGGTTATACTCGTCAATTGGTTTACTCACCTGTACACCGTCTTTGACATCCCAAGCATAATTATTTAATTCTATAATAGTATTAGTGCAAGTTGGGTGGACAATCATTTGATAGTCTTGCAAGCGGCGAATTCCTGCTTTTAGAGAGTCTGCCCCTTTTTTGCAAGGATAAACTCTAGAAATTCCATAATCTCTAAGTTCTTTAATAGATTTAGGCTCTGAGCAATCGGCTTTTATTTTAGCATTCTGCCACCCTTTATATTTAATTTCTTGAGCGAGTTCACTATTGGTTAATTTAGGTTTATAAATTTCGTCATAAATATAAATGACTTGCTGGTCTCTATTGCCTAAAACAGCCACAACGGCGGCAGGGTCGTTACTAAAACCAAAGTCAAGTCCAAATAAGCGTCTGTAAACACGTTGACCGTCTGCATTTGTGAGATATAGAAGTTTAGAGGCATCAAAGTCTTCCATAGTCCAATTTTCGTAAATAAGCCCTTCACTAATGCCCCAATCTCCAAGGCCTTCAATTTGATAGCGACGAGGGTTGCGTTCTTTCATTTTTTCAAATAATGCTCTATCAGCCGCGTCTAAAAATTCGTTTTGCATATATGTGGTAGTAATAGCGAAAACATCGTCATCTGGAGTATCGAAAAATCTACGTTTAATCCAGGTTTTATCACTCCAAGGGTTAAAAGTCATTGTTATTTGTTTAAAATACCCATCAGGAACCTCCCCTCTAATACTCATGTCTAGTTTGTTAAAAGCAGTTTCGTCATTGACTTGAAAAGCTTCTTCAATCCACACCCAGCATAGAAATCCAGTTTCGACTGTAATAGAGGTGATAGAATCAGCGTCATCAAAACCTCTAAATAGAATTTTTTGCCCTGTTGGGATGTAGGTAAGTTCCATAGGTGAGTTAGTTATTTTCCACTTGCCCTTAACGCCCCATTTATTAATTGCCCACTTTAGCTGAGCAAAGGTAGAATCTTTGTGGGTATTAAAATATCTACGCATAACAAGGGTATTAGCAAGCGGCATCTCCATCATCTTATAAATAATCCACAGGGCGGTGGTGCAGGATTTTTTAGAGCCTCTTGACCCTTTACAAATTCTATAGCGTTTTTTACAGCGCCAAAAACTACCATAACCACCGCCGATAGTTTCTAAAAGATTGATTTTTTTAACCATACAATTACGTCCTCTATTTATATAATAGGATTAAATTCTAAAAAACGCAAGTGATAAATAAAAAGACTCTCAGTTTTGTAAGCGTTAGTAAAAGGAGTATAGTTATGAGAGTCTGTAGGTTTAAGAGTAGAGAGCTTATGAGGATATATTATCAACTGTATTATAGCACATTGTGATAAAAAGTCAATACCCGGACTAATATTTTTCTTTGAGTTGTTTACAATAGATTTCAACTAAAACAACTTTATTCGAGTGAAAGATAGTTGACACCGAGAAAAATTTCAAGTTTCGAAAATTTAATACCATAGTTTTGGTAGGTTTGAGAGGTTAGGATTTTAGCCGAAGGTCGGGATTTTTAGCCGAAGGTCGCGATAAATTTCAGGTATTTTGGCCGAAGGTCGCGAGCGGTACCAAGAAACGCTATAATGCACGCTGTACGTACTATAC